GTCCGGTGCCAGCTTCTGTAGCGTCACGCTGCCGCCGCTGAACGTGGCGTTGACAGTGACCCCATATTTGCCGCCGCGCAGGTAGAACGCACTGCTGGTCGCACTTGCGTTCGTCAGCGCGAAATAGTCGTCCTGTGGCGAGCCGCCGGCTTCTGCCATCGGTCAGCCCTTACGGCGCCGGAGGGATGTCGTCGCCGACGTTCGGCACGATCCCACCTTGAATAATGTGGCGCCGGAAGATGTCCAGCATCTGGAGCACCTGCTGACGCGTCGGGGTGTTCGTGCCGTCTCCCATGCGCAGCTCGCACCAATCCGCGGCGGTGCCGGACGTGCCCGAGTGGGACACGTTCTTCATGCTGGACGCGTCGGCGGTGATGCTCGCGTAGAATTGGTCGGCCACGTATCAATTCCCTTCAATCAACCGAATTGGGGAGAGGTGGTTTTGCGCTCTCTGGAGTTACCGCCCTGTGTCTTCAGGGAACCCCGTCTTCAAGCAAGCCTACCCTCTCCCCACCCGGGTATTCGATTAGACCACCGGCCCGCCGACGGTATCGGCGCACTTGATCTTGACCACCTTGCCGAGCTGAGTGCGGGTGGCACCCATCGACAGCATCGCGTAGAGCTGCCAGGGCTGGCCCGACAAGTCTTTGCGCTGCGAGATGTCGATCGTCATGTCCTTCCAGATGCCCAGGTACAGACCGCTCTTAGCGAACAGCCCGGTGGACCGGATATTGGAAGCAACCGGCAGACGCTCGGACACCACGACATTGATGCCTGCGACGCGATCGACCCTGCCTTCGACCGTGACCGGACGGCCGCCGTTGTAGTCGGACGAGATAAACTCCTCCTGCGTCAGCATCTCCGCTTCCTGCGTCGAGCCGACAACCCACACCAACTGCTCCGCGCTCATGTCGACTTCGGCGTGCGTCATCAGACGCTTGCCCTCGATGATCTTGCGGTAGCTGGCGCCGCTCGAAGTCGCCCCCGAGCCGAAGGTCTCCGCGACGTCGTAGCTGGTGGACCAGCTCTCGGTCGACAGGTTGCCAGGGTCGACGCCAGTGCTCGCGCTGGCGAACATCGCATCGACGATAAGCTGGTCCGCAAACCGATTGGCCGCTGCCATCACTGCTTCGCTGTACGCCGACTTCGGATCGACGATCGTGCGCAGCAAATCCCAGGTGTCGACCGGCACGCCGCAATCGCGGTCGGTCGGCGACACCCAGCGGCGCGTCATGTTCGGGTTCTGGAACTGCACGGGCGAGAAGCGGGCGCCCGGCGCGCGGAAATCGACATTGCCGACCTGATTAATCGGCGAAGCGAACTTGCCCTGGTGGGAGCCGGTGGACACGAGGCCACGGAGCCGGGACATCTTCTGCTGCAGGAGCAGCTCGATATTCGCGGTGTAGGCGACGGTGAGGCTCTCCACCTCGAACGGGTTGTTACCAAGCGTCATGTGAACGGCCCCTCACGTCTCAAAAATCCCTGTTCGGGCTGCGGAGGTGGGGGAGGACTGCGGCTATCAACCGGACCAGTGCCTCCCCTCTCAGCCCCCACATGCCGAGTACGTTATATATGCCACACAGTGTGGCTCGTACGCAACAGGTTTTTTTTTAGGTCGTGCGACGCCTCGCACGCGCTAGTGTACGTAGCCGGATTTCAGCCGCTCACGCAGGTAGTCGAAGTGGCAGCGCTCCGCCCATTCTCGGTTGGCCCTATCGACCACGGACTGGCTCTCGGTGCGGAGATTGACGACGATCAGGGAGCCGACGTGGAAGCGACCTTTTGTCCGCATGTCCTCGACGAACTCCGGCGGCAGGACGCCCCCAGCCTTCTCCTTGATCTCGCGCATGACATGCCCCCAGTGCGTCGACGTGACGAACATGAGGGTCTCCGCCTTCTTCTCGGGGCCGTCGGGCAGAGCGTCGATCAGGCCGCTGATCTGAATGATCTGCTCAAGCGCCTGCGTCCGGCCATCTGGCAGGATCAGGGCACTCACCGCAATGGTATCCCGCGGGCTAGGCGTTCGAGCTGCATCAGCTCCTCGGCCGCCGCCATACGGACCTTCTGGTCGTCGTGCATGCGGCGCTGGATGAACGCGGCGTCGCTGTTCAGCGCGTTGATCTTGGCGCGCGCCTGGTCGGGCGTGAGCGAGCCGTTTCCGGTGCCGGGGTTGCCAGCGTCTCCGAGGATTTTGGCTTCCTGCATACGGGCGCCGAGCGCGGCGAACTTCTGCATGATGCCGATGTACTTCTGCGGATCGGTGCCGGCGAGGAGCTGCACGTCGTCGGACGTGTAGCCGAAGTGCTCCAGCGCCTTCGAGGCGTGGAACTGGCGCAGCGGCGCCTCGGACCCCCAGGAGCTTTCGAGCGACTGCTTCGCCACTTGGGCGGCGGTCGCGGTGCCTTCGAGGCGGGCCTTCTCTGCGGCAGCGGTCTCGCCAGCCCGGTCGGACAGCAGCGCGTTGGCCTGCACCTGCGTGAGCTTGTGGGCCGCGGCATACTGACGCACCCGCTCCTTCAGCTCGTCGGGTGCCTGCACGTCCTTGAACTCATAGCCGGCTGCCTCCTTGGGCACACCCAGCTTCTCGTACACGGGCGCGAGCGCGGCTGCGTCGGCGTCCTTCGGGATGCGGAACAGCTCGTCCGCGGGCCCGCCGAGCTTTGTCTCGGCCTCACGCCATTTGCCCACAACGGCGGCAAGCGCCGCGGGGGGTTCGAGCTGGTCCCAACCAGCCGTAGTGATGTGGCCTCGGATTGTCTCGTCTAGGGAGCTAACGTCGATCGCCATTGAAATCTCCGGGTTTAAGGGAAGCGCGCCCCTTGGCAAGCAGGTACAGCTCCTCGTCATCGAGGTTGAGGTGATCCTGTATGCGTCGGAACACGTCGAGGCGGCCGATCCGGCGGCCGATCTCGAAGGGGTCTGTCGTGCCGGCAGGGATCACCTCCTCGGCGGCACGGCAGTATTCGACAAGATCAGGCAGCACGTAGGTGATGCCCGGGGGCGATTTGAAGGTCTGGCAGTACGCGATGATGCGCTGCTGCACCGTGTGCTTCCGACCCCAGCGGGACGGAATGAGGACGGCTGGGATCGCCATCAAAACACCTTAGCGAGCACGACACCGAGTGCGATCCCACCGGACATCAGTACGGCGATGGAGAGCAGGAACAGAAGCGTCAGCGAACGTTCGAGGCCCGGCATCAGAATGCCCTCCCGCCAGGCGCGTTCTGCCCCGGCATCATGGGCATGCCGCCCTCCGGCATACCGCTTAGCGTGCCGCCGATGTTGCCGCCGGTCTGAGCCTTCGTCTGGATTGCATTGGCCTTCGCCATCGCCGCCTCGCCAGGCAACGACTTGACGCGGCGCTCCTCGGCGGCTGCCTTGGCCCGGCCCTGGCGCTTCTGCGCGAGGCGCTTGTCGGTCGCAGTCCAGCGCACAGGTACGTATTGATCCTCGGCGATCTCGGGGAGCGCCAGGTCGAACTCAAAAATGTCCATGATCTCGTTCGAGCCCATCGCCTGCGCCACCGCATTGGCGATGTCGACCGTCCGCATGAAGCCAGCGGTGCGCTGCAGCCGGATGGCGAGCGCGAGGGGAGACGAGAACACGGTCTTGTATTGGCCCTCGGCCTCCTTCAGCTCGGGAGGCATCGGTGGGAAATCCTTGCGGGAGAACCGCCGCTGGTAGGCCAGAACGTCGATCTCACGCTCGGACATCGGCCCGAGGTAGTCGCTGAACTGGCGACCGAGCGTCGGCGCCAGGAACATGGCGCGGTCCACAAGGTCTTCCACCACCTCGCGCGAGTTGCGCATGCGGCGCGCAGCGTCCTGCACGTTGTGGAACAGCACCGGGAACAGGTCGAGGAGGAACGCGGCGTTCACCGCCTTCTCCTCCCGCGCCATCAGCTTTTCGGGGTACTCGACGTTGCCAGGCGGCAGCGTCAGGGCAAGCGGCTTGCCCTCCTCCGTCACGTACCCGTAGTTGTGGGCGCCGGGGTAGTTCTTCCAATCGAGGCTATCGTCGCCGGGCAGCAGGACCGTCGGATCGGCGCCGCGGTGCGCAGCCGTCATGAATACGCCGGATGCAGCGTTCAGGGTCTTCAGCGACGGCAGGACGCGTTGCGCCGGCCCTCGGCCGTGGTCTTCGCCGGGGTACTGCTCGTAGCGGCCATACTGCAGCGGCAGGCTGCGGAAGCCCCCTTCTTCGAGGATGCATTGCCCGGTGTAGTCGACATAGCAGCCCGACCACGGCTTCGACTGCGGCGTGAAGATCGCGTGCGGGTTGTAATCGGTGCGCGGCATGCAGAACAGCAGGAAGTCGAACAAC